CGTTCCATGTAAGAGAACCAGAGAGGTTGTATAGTTTGTCGGTTGTTGTGTCGGGAGCACTGCTCTGACTGACAATAACAACAGCACCAGTCGAGCCACTTCCAGCGGGGTTTTGAGGATGTAGGGTAATGTTACCAGCGCGACCAGATGTTGCTCCGCCCTGTCCAGCCTTGATGTGTATATCACCACCATTAGTTGTTGTATTACCATTACCAGCATATACATCAACCCGACCACCAGATGAACTAGTGTTACCATTGGCAGCTAGAAGCCGCACCCTACCAGTGTTGCCGTAGGTGCCCGGGGAACCACTAGCAATATTCACATTACCCGGGAAACCACCCGACGTTCCGGCACCAGCGGTTATATCGATATCACCACCACCACCAGTAGTAGCTGATGTACCAGCGGTGAGAGATATTTCACCACCAGTACCACTACCAGTAGCGTCACCAGCAACTAAACCAATATCATCAGGGTTTGTTGCATCAGCAGTAATAATAGTATAACCGTTGACATCCAAAGCACCGCCGAGTTGCGGAGTCGTGTCTTCGACGACGTTGGAGATTCCACCACCACCGGCAGTCAGGTCTGTGCCGTTCCACGTAAGAGCGCCAGCAATATTATAAAGTTTATTTGTTGTAACTAAGGGAACAGTCGTTGTTGTAATGATGATAGCGCCACCATAACCCGTACCCGCAGTAGCCGCGTTAACAGCGACGAATGTTGTCAAGGTTGAGAACAGATTGGTATCGGTAATTGCTATTGTGGAAGTCGCACCGGTACTATCTGATGTCAGAAGCAAGTTGCCACCAACCAATGACCAAACGGCTCCGGTCGTATCGGTGTTCAATTCACTGAGTAGCGTTGTATAGGTTTGTGCAAGAGAACCCGTAATAGCAATCGGCTGAGCACTACCACCATCTACAACAATGCTTGCAGTATAAACCGTAGCATCATTCAATAATCCAGTTGTATCACCACCAACACGAGTACCACCAACATCAACTTCTTGAGTACCAGCAGCAAAATCACCAGAGCCCGTGTCCAATGTAATATCACCACCACCACCACCAGACGTGGCAGACACGGCATTACCAGCTTTAATGTCTATGTGACCACCGGTATTACTACCGGCACCCGCCCGCAGATTGACTGCGCCACCAGAGCTACCGGCACTACCACCAGCACCAGCGTAGAGACCCATTGTACCACCGGTACCACTGCCTGTTGAAGCACCACCCCTGATTCTAACATCACCACCACCCTGTGATGGAGATGTGCTAATACCAGCCTCGATGTTAATATCGGAGGCGTTATGTGGACCACCACCGGTCGAACCACTTCGTATTAGAACCAGTCCGGGTTGTTCGGTTGCGGTGCCTTGACCGCCATGTATATAAACATAGCCACCACCAAACGCACCTTGACCACCCGCGATTGTCACCGTGCCAGCAATATAATCTTCACTATGTCCAGCGGTGATATTGATCTTACCACCGTAAGCAGACACTCCAACACCCTCACCACCAGTAATCGCAACATCACCACCACCGGTACCTGCACCATAACCACCAGTAATACCAACTGCACCACCATCACCGGTTGCACCACCAGCACCACCAGTTAGGGCTAGAGCACCACCAGCACCGGTTGTGTTACCCGCACCAGCAGTAACAGTAATAGGATCACCCGGGTTGGTCGCAGCAACACCGGCTGCACTAATAATAGAGTAGCCGTTTACGTCGAGAGCACCACCAAGTTGTGGAGACGTATCATCAACAACAGCAGCGATTCCGCCAGCAGAAATGTCGGTACCGTTGAACGTAAGAGCACCAGCGACGTTGTACAACTTGTCGGTGGTAGTTCCGGGAGCCGTTACTTGTGGAAGCTCTATGGAGCCTTCACTTAAATTCTTTACTATTTCAGCCATTTCTATTTTTCTCTTATAATTCTGTTAGACGAACTTTAATTTTCCAGTCAACTGTTTCAGCATCGTTGTCGAGAGTTATTGTTAGGTTTCCACTACTGACACCCATGGTGACATCCCAGTCAACAGAAGCGCCACCATCATCGGTTCGATCCTTCGCGCTCGATCCTATGAGTGCGGCTGTACCGCCTGTGTTTTCTACGCCACCAAAAATTCTGAATGCAGCGGATTCGGTTCCACTATCCTGACGAGCAACAGCGAAGACTTCATAGACTGTGCTATCGCCAGATGTAAGAGGAATGGTTGCTATGAGAGCAGAGGCACCAGTTGAGTTGGTTGCGATGTAACCCTTTATAGTTTCGATAGCTCCTGCGGTACCGGTTTCGAGGACAATAGCACCATTATTATCAGCAGTATCACCTTCACCAGCGATAATAGTTACATCACCACCAGCACCAGATGTAGCACCACCGTCACCAGCGTTGATGGTTACAGCACCACCCGCAGCGTTGATGGTTACAGCACCACCCGCACCAGTAGCACCACCACTAGCAGCGAAGATGCTAACGGGACCACCAGCACCAGTTCCTTGACTACTACCAGCAGTAAAGTAAAGAGCACCACCGGTTTGATCCGTTCCGTAACCACTACCGGCATATATTGAAACATTACCACCAGTACCATCAACCGGAATACCACCGTATATCCCAACGTTGCCACCGTTACCAGAGGTTGCACCACCGGCACCACCCAGAATGTAATTACCACCACCGGCACCGGTTGTGTTACCTGCACCAGCCGTTATGTTGATAGGATCACCCGGGTTGGTTGCAGCAACACCGGCTGCACCGATAATAGAGTAACCGTTTACATCGAGATCGCCACCGAGTTGGGGAGTTGTGTCTTCGACTACGTTGGAGATTCCGCCACCACCGAGTACCGTATCGGTACCAGCGTCATCAGTGAATACTAGAACGTTCGGAGTATCACTCTTAACCCATATCTCACCGAAGGTGGCTGTTGGAGTTCCGATGTGATCGGCACGTTCCTTGAACCGTAGCGATCCACCAAAATGAACTGCCTTGGTAGAGAAGTCACCACTAATTAATGGATCGGCAGCACTGACGTTGTTTATGATAAGTTGATTGCTTCTTACTCCAGAAACACCGTCGCCTGCATTGACGCCGAGGGTTACGTTATTAGAAGAGGCACCTGTGAAGCCGTTGCCCGAAGTACGACCAATGAATGTGTTATTCGATCCTGTTGATAAACTGGAACCAGCGGTGAAGCCCAACATTACGTTATAGCTGGCACCGGTTTGTAGGAAGCCACCAGCACCGTCACCTATAGCGGTGTTGTTTTGCATACCACCGGAGGTATTGAATCCCATTACACCCTGACCAATAGCGATGTTACCACCACCAGTGATCGAACCAGTACCACCCAGAGCATCCTGACCGATAGCAATACAGTCATCACCACCAGCAAGTGCGTTACCTGCATTAAATCCGATAGCAATACAATCGGTACTGTTAGCTACACCCTGAAAGGCTGAAGTACCAATAACGACATTCCGACTACTGTTGGTCATGGTGCCGGTAGCGGAGTCTCTACCTATGACAACATTATCAGAATTGATGGTTATTCCAGAACCAGCATTCTCACCGATCAAAATATTATCTGATCCGGTAGTTAACCCAACACCAGCACCGTCGATGGCTAGAAAGTTATGATCACCAGAACCAGTGAAAGTACCAGAGTGAATGTTGTTAGTGCCGGTCTCTGTGAATATGCCGTCCGGTACCACTTGGAATGTTGGTGCTGCACCGGTTCCGTTACTGGTAAGAACATGAGTTGCTGTTCCCACCAGAACTGTTGTCGCTACGCCAGCCGCATCCCAAGTAATAAGTTCGCCGTCTGTGCCATCATCCAAATCGGAAACCGCAACAGAAGTAAGAGGGGCAATTGCTGGAACTAATTGACCAAACAATACCCACGACGTGGCAGTGATTTTCAATGCGGTCGCAATACTGTTTTGACCATTCATCACCAGAGTTGCGCCAGAATTAATCAATAATGTGTCGGTTGTGATGCCGACGGTTACCGCACCCGCACCCAACTGTTGGAAGTTCAGCTTGGTACCGATTGGGTAAGCAACCGATGCGTTGGCAGGAATTGTCATTGCAATTGCCGCAGCATTGGTTAGTGTAATAATCTTGTCTGCATCAGCCAGTACTGCGGTATACGTCACGCCTACCTGTGCATTAATTGTTGCTGGATATGTAGCATCGGTAATTGCAAAGCCCTGACCATCTAACGCGCCACCAAGTTGTGGAGTCGTATCTTCGACGACAGCAGAAATACCACCACCGCCAGTATCGAGGGTAGTTCCGTTCCACGAAAGTACACCACCGACGCTGTATAATTTGTTTGCAGGAGTAGTTGGGGCAATCGAGTCAGGAATAACAACAGCACCAGCAGAGCCCGCACCAGCACCCAGACCAGATTGTAATGTGATGTTACCACCGTCGCTGTTACCACCTCCAGCAGCACCACCGTAAACGGTCACGCCACCACCGGTACCCGATGTAACGCCACCACCGGAAGCTCTGATAATAATCGCACCACCATCACCAGTTGTTCCGGCATAACCACTATCAATAGTTACGTTACCACCACTGTAGGTAGTACCTGAACCACCAGCCATAAGGGCAACATTACCACCCTGAGCATTACCGATACCTGCGGCAAGAGTTATATCACCGGCAGCATAGCTACCGTATCCCTTACCTGCATTCAGGTCGATGTTGCCGCCGTCACCGTCAGAACCACCACTAGAACCAGCATTAATTCCGAGATCGCCACCATCGCCAGTGCCGCCACCACTACCGGCACTAATCGTAAGTGCACCACCATCACCAGTTGTTCCACCACCGTTGCCGGAGATTAAATTAACGCTACCACCGTCACCGGTTGTGTTACCAGCACCCGCAGTAAGACTCAGGTCTTCTCCTGACACTCCCGCAGAAGGACCAGCCGGAGTAGTCAGTACACCCGCTAATTCGATATCACCAGTACGCTTTGCCATTATTATTATATCCTAATTTATGAAACGACCACGTTCCAAGTTCCCGTTAGGGTACCGAAACTAGTCAGGTCTATTGTTGTGACAGATGTGCTTGTGGCTGTTACGCTGTCGGGCTGAACAATGATAGCGCCGTTGTCATACACTGTTACGTGATTGTATCGGCGACCTAAGCTGTGCGTTACTGTAAGAACACCAGCGGTCAGATCACTATCATCGAATGCTTCGGTGTATTGGTTAACGGCTGTTAAGTCGATACCATTCCAGTTAAGTGCACCCGATACGCTGTACAGTTTGTTGGTCGTAACAGATGGGGCGGTTTGATCAGGAAGAACAACGGAACCAGCACTACCAGCAACGGATGTACCTGCTGTTAGGATAATGTCACCACCATCTCCCGTTCCTGCTGCCGTAACGTCACCAGCATCAAACGTAATATCACCACCGTCTTGTGTTCCAGCGGAAAGATTACCGGCACCGGCAACTATTTTACCCGGTACGCCGGTTGTTGAACTGCCAATTTGAATAAAGATATCACCCGATGAAGTACCATTACCAGATGTTAGAGATACACCACCACCACCTGTGCTACCTACACCACCTTTGATGTTTATACCACCGCCGTTTTGACCGGTTGCGTTACCACCAATAATATCAACGGCACCACCACTAGAGAATGATCCCGTAACATCACCACCACCAATCTTTATATCACCACCAGCTTGCTCGTCGCGATCACTGGTACCACCCTCGATAACAACTGATCCGCTATAAACGGTTCCGCCATTAGGCCATTTGGTTGATACGTTAGTGAGCGTGGATATGTTATAACCATAACTACCAGCACCCGAAGAAATACCACCTTGAATGTGAACAACACCAGATTCCGCGTTATCGTTCGCAGACGTTACCGCACCACCTTTTATCTCGACGTGTCCAGCTTGTGCATAAGCCGCAGCGGTGTTATTTGCACCACCTGTTATTTGTACGCCACCACGATAAGCTGCGTCGGTTGATTCACCGGCTGTGATAGAAATATCACCACCACTATAACCAGCGGCACCGATGAGAGACACAACACCACCAACACCAGTTGCACCACCAGCACCAGAGACTAAGGATACACCACCACCATCACCCGTGGTGTTACCGTCACCAGCCGTTAGGTTAATAGGGGCACCAACAGTCGTTGCTACGTTAGCAGCCGGTAGAGCTACAACCAGACCGCTTGACGCGATTGTCATTGTGTTTGTGTTAAGAGGGAATCCAACCGGTGTAGCACCAGTGTTGAAACGAATTGTATCATCGTCAGCAGCAGCTTCTACGTTAACGGATGTATCACCATCAGCATCGACAATGGAGTTAACCGGAATGGCACCAATTGAGTCGTCAACGTACTTCTTGTTCGGTACGTCGTTGTCAGCAAGAACCAGCGTCTCGTAGGATGCAGTACCGACCGAAACCGTACCGTCGCTTTCAACGCTAAGAGCATCATTTCCGCCAACAGCGAAGCCAATACCACCAGAACCATCGTTATACATACCCGTGGTTGTGGCACCTTCGAATGAATAGCTTGGATCACCAACTGCACCAAAGTTCGGTAGGAAGTGATCGGCATATACATCACGCATCTTGAGACCGGTAGAACCGATATCTTGCGTTGCAGTAGCAGCAGGAGTGATCGCAGTTGTGGAATAATTCCATGTAGCAGCCGCGTTAAGTACGAGACTCAATGTGCCTGCACCAGCAGTTTGGTGTAGACCAGTATCTAGGTCACCATCGAACGAGTAAGTCGGAGCAGTCGCAGTAGATGTGTCACCGACAATCTGAATGCCAGCAGAACCTATGGTGATAGTACCAACCATGATTCCACCAGACAGCGGCAAGAATGCACCACCACCACTAGATATCGCAGAGAAGATAAGAGGATCAGTTCCTAAAACAGCATCGTCTGATGGCTGAACCAAAACAAATCCTACTCCAGCAAGAGTTGCACCGTCTTCTACGAAAGAGAACATACCACCAGAAACTTCACTGGATGGGCTGTTGTCTGCATCAGTTGCGCGAGTTAATATCCATGCGGTACCACCAGCGATTCCGTCGATGGCTACAGTAACAGTGAATCCCGAAGTTGATGGGTTTGCGTTTGTAACTGCTCCTATAACATTATTGACAAGATAGAACGAATTGTTTTCATCATCATATGCAACAGTTGCCGCACCAGATACGTTGATAGCTGCAATCGTAGCATTTTTGACATCTTCAGCAGAAGCAGCGGTCGCAATAGCAACTGTGATTCCTGTTCCACCCGGGGTCGGATCACCGGCACCAGCGGGGGTATCATACCAAACGTAGAAACCTGTGGTATCATCATTGAATCTAAAATAGGTTCCATCCAAACTATTGGCAACGTCAGCTATCGTAACAATTTCCGTAACTTCTTCACCAGTACCAGTATCAGTGATTTCGTAGATACCATTTTCTACTGGGTCTGTTTGGTCTTTAACGAGAACACGGGTACCAACAGAATAGTGGGCGTGGTTATCCGTAATAGCCGGAGGTAGAACACCCGGTCCTGTAGCTGTCAGAGTAGCACCTAGACCGAGAGTACCGTTGTCATAGGTTGAAGAAAAAGTAGCAACCGTACCCATGTGGCACGATTCCTTGAAGTCGATTCCTGAAGCGATTTGGTCAACGTAAGACTTGGATGCGGCTTCGGATGCGGTTGTCGGATTAAGAGGCAAACCAGTAATGGTATTGCTACCCATTGTAATACCACCAGTCATCAAACCACCAGACAACGACAGTTGTAGATTGTCTTGGTCGTTTACATATTTTTTGTTTGTGATTACGGTGTCGGCGTCAACCAATGCTTCATACGCAGCAGGGACACGAAGACGACCGGTGTTTTCCAAAGTCAATGCAGTGGAATATGCAATAAGCGTCTCAGTGGAATCGACCATCATTACGCGATTGGCACTACCCACTTTACTAGGAGGCGTGTCGGCTAATGCGTCAAATGTTGGAACAAGACCTGTTTCAAATGGTACCCAAGAACCGTCAAATCCTTCGAACGAATTGATTTGAGTATTGAAACGCATGTGACCCAAAGCAGGGCTCGCTGGTCGCTCTCCGGTGTTACCACTCGGAAGAATGATACCGGCAGGACCGTAAAATCCAATCAAGTCAGGATCGGTTCCGAAAATCTCAAACTGCCAGTATTGCTGTTGGTTCGCCATGGTTGGTTATTCCGTGTTTATTATTCTAATGTTATTTATCTAAAAATAAAAAGGGGAACCAACTGGTTCCCCTTCTTTGTTGGAGCATGAACAACTGCGTTCGGATTACAGTTCGTAACCTAAGCAGATGATGTCAAGGTCGAACGAGTCGAGGTTCGCCAGAGTTCCGACGTAAGCAGTCAAGACTGCACCAGCGGCAAGTGCTTGGTAAGCCGCACCACTCGCACCCGAGATAGCAGGGAAGGTGTTGTCACCAGCGCCCAAAGGCATAACCTGCATGGCAGTATCAAAGTCATACGTACCGGGGTTGAAGATAGTCGTGTTCGTGGTGTTATCCACGATCTCGTCGTAAGTTGCAGCGGTAAAACCGATGTTCAACTCAAGGGTGTTGTTGCCCGGAGGACCACCTACGTAACCACCACCACCGACGACCGCTTGGGTCAGACGGATAAGGACTTGCGTAACGATTGCAGAGCGACCAGCAGGAACGGTGTAAATCGGAGACGACTTAGGAGCCACCGCCGAAGTTGCACCAGCAGAAACGGATACACGACCCAGTTCCTTGATACCTTGGAAGATACCAGAGATTTCAACCGAGTGGTTACCAGCGATAGCGCCACCAAGAACGATTTCACCAGCGGTGTCGTCGAACTTAGCCATCTCAGTACCACCAGCGGCGATACCAACGGAGTCAGCACTGATACGGTACATACCCGAATCTTCGTCACCGACGAACGACCATGTTGGGTCAGTTTCGCCCATACCAGAGTGCTTAGCCAACGGCTGACCAGAAGTCAACGCGTCACCAATTTGCATGTTGGTTCCGTCAATGGTTGTAGCACGTGTGCCAGCAACCGTGATACCAACACCGGTAGCACCAAAGAGGTACAGACCAGAGTTGTTGGAAGAGGCATAGCCAAGTCCCGGAGCAGCAGCGGTTCCGTCGAAGATGTAGATCGCACCAGTGAAGGTACCACCAGCAGCCGTAATAGAACCAGCAGCGAAGGCGTCGATCTGAGCCTGAATGTTCGAAGCCGCGCCAGACAGATAGTTCAGTTCGGTAGTCGTAATAGACGCACCAGTGATTTCCGCGATACCGATAGTATCAGCAGTGTTACGTTTGGAATCCAACTGATCCTGAATGTTTGCATTCACGCCGTTCAAGTGGGCGATTTCCGCAGACTGGATAGCACCAGCAGAGTATGCGCCAGTACCAGCGAAGGCACCACATAGCAAGTTCAGGTCGTCAACCGAAGAGTTAAGACCAGTTAGCGGAGTGATCGAGTCCAAAGCTGTTTGAACGTTCTCTGACAGACCAACGAGGTGTTGGAATTCACCGAAGTCTACACCAACCGATGCGATACCGGCGATGCCGTTAACGTCACCAGCAGTTGCCGATGTACCAGAAAGGATGTTGATGTCAGCAGCAGTAGCAATCATACCATTCAGTGTGTTGATTTCAGCAGCAGAAGCAGTGATGTCGCCGAGCTTAACAAAGTCAGCAGCAGTCACGTCACCAGCAGTACCAGCCAAAGCATTCAGGTCAGCAGACGTGGCGATAAGACCAGTGAAAGCTGTGTTCAAGAATGACAACTGAACCGTAGGAGTAACGTCGAAGAAGAAATTGAAGTCGGTAGCTGAGACTGTAAGACCAGTCAAGTCAACACCAGCGCCGTCAACCTTTCCATCAAGCTGACCTTGGATACCACCGGATGCACCGATGAGTAAGTTGAGTTCAGAAGCACTCGCATCAACGTCAGCTAGCTTGTTAAGGTCAGCACTTGTCAGACCGTATGAGTCTTGACCAGACAACAGGTTAAGGTCGCCGATGGTAACACCAGCAAGAGTGATGGCTTCAAGAATCGCGTCGTGCTTAGCTAGCTCGTCAGTAACAGTACTGTTAAAGTCAAGAGCGTAAACAACGTCGTCAGAAGTGATAGACGGAACCGTTGCAGCAGCAACGTGTACGAAAGCACCGACAACCGTTGTAGTACTTTGAGCAGTTACTACAGAAGTAGCCTGTACAAGAGAAGTACCAGCACCACCAACAAGACCGCCGTTGTTACTGTCACCAAATACAGAAACCTGACCAGAAGATACAGCAGAAAGAACTGCTTGCATACTGGTAGAGGAATTTTGAATGTATAGAGTAAACGGACCAACGTGTCCAGTGAAGTCGATAGTTGCGATGACTGCGAAGTCACCAGCACCCGGTGAAGGTTTGTTAGTACCACGGATTTCCAAAGTACCCGTCAGCGGTACGCCAGAAGCAGGGTTGATTTGGATGAGTCGGATTCCATTACTACCCGGAAAGGCAACAATTGGTCCAGTACCACCCGGAGCAGGTGCAGCAGCACCAGTTTGCGAAAGCATCTGTTGGGAAGCCATTATTCAGTTTCTCCTAAAATAATTAATTTTGGCGCGTAAGGTGCGCATGTTTGTCAAACAGTATTTAAGTAATACACACAGAAAGCATGTTCCGAGTTGAGTGATGCAAATCTACCAAGGAAAACCCTGCAATAGTTGCGGCAAAACAGAGAGGTACCGGTCTAACCGGAAGTGTATCGCGTGCGCCCGAAAAACATCTCGGGAATTTCGTCAGGAAAACCCAGACCAGCACGTGGCTCAGCAAACGTCGTACCGAAATAATAAGTTCATCAAGCGTGCAACTCCCGTGTGGTCAAATAGCAATGCTATTAAACGATTGGAAGCAGAAGCGAGACGATTAGAAGCTCAGATGGGGATACCCATGCACGTGGTACATGACATACCCATACGCGGGCGTAAGGCGTGCGGGCTCCATGTGGAGGATAATTTAAAGATTGTATCTCGGTCGTGGAGAAATTTACGGCGTGGGTTTAGTTCCACTGAGTAGCGACTTCAACACCGCCATCACCTTGACGACCTAGCGTCTTACTTTCGATACGGACTCGAATAGCATGCTTGTAATCTTCAGCAGCGAGGATAAAAACAGCAAGCCCCGAATCAGCCGAAACCGATGTCGCACTAATCGATGCCACATCAATGGCAACGAAGGCAGTGAGACTTGAAAATAGGTCAGTGTCGGTAATTGCTATCGTTGAACCACCGCCAGAACTAGTTGAAACAGCAACCAAATTTCCACCAATAAGACTCCAAGTAGCACCCACTGTATCACTATTAAGTTCAGTGATCAGCGCGGCGTAAGTCTGTGCCGCAGAACCAGTGACCGTGATAGCTTGTGCTCCACCCCCATCCACCACTATGGACGCAGTGTAGACAGTAGCATCATTTGCTAGCCCCGTTGCATCGAGACCAACTATGTTATCACCTACATCCACGACCTGTGAACCAGAGGAACCAACAGCAACCCAATCAGCGGGAGTGCGCGTAGGTTCGAGCTTGCCACCGCGAACAGGTTTGCTGCCAATGGCGTTAGAGTTGTTGGTACCAATTATTTCAAGCGTGGTGTTCTTCTCGACGACAACCGAATCTCCGGGATAGGCACCGAATAACTGTACAGAAAGTTGGGGAGGAATAGCAACCTCGAAGTAATTTCGACCAGTGTGTGGTCCATAAAATTCGACCAAAGTGTCGTCTATGTCTTTTCCGAGAAGCCAATGGCTCATGTCTATTCTCTTAATTCCACTGAGTAGCGAGTTCTATACTACCATCACCTAGCCGACCTAAAGTCTTTACTGAAACACGAACACGAATGCCGTGCTCAAAATCTTCAGCAGTGAGTGCCTTAACCACCAGCCCACTACCAATCAATACTGCTCCACCAATGGCGATCCAATTAGCAGGGGTGCGTGTCGGTTCGAGTTTGCCGCCACGAACTGGTTTGCTTCCGATAGCGTTAGAATTGTTTGTACCAATCATTTCGAGAACAACGTTCTTTTCAACTACGACCGCATCTGCGGCATCGGCACCAAATACCTGAATAGAAAGCTGAGGCGTAACAGTGGTTTCGAAATAATTCCGACCAGTGTGTGGTCCGTAAATTTCGACCAGAATGTCGTCTACGTCTTTTCCAAGAAGGCTGTGGCTCATGTTTATTCTCTCAGTGCTTAAGGGCTACATACTATTTACAGGGTTGACTATATAAAGCGACCGGTGTATATTAAAAGATGCGCAACTATTTTAGGAGTAACACCATGAAAGGTATTCTATTTCTAGGCGTGGCATTACTGTTCTCAACCGGAGCAGTAGCATACCACGGTACTGAACCTGAAGGCTTACCCCCAATGCCCGTACAGCAATGCTACCAACAAGCACAAGTATATCAAAAACTCATAGTGCAGCGGCTTGCTGGTATGACATTAGAAGAAACACTAATGGCTAACGAATTCGTAGTACGTGTTTCAAGGTATGTAATTGAAGCAAATGGCCATGACCCCGCAGAAGCCGACGAAGAGGCAGCACTAATCGACGAAATAGCCAATGATGTTTACGAAATACCTGAAGACCAAATCAACAACCAACCATATCTACAGGAATATGTCACCGCTGTGTTTGATGAATGTGTTGCAACAATACCCTTCGAGGCAAGTCCCAGTGACGACACAGAAGCAATTGACCGGATGTTAATGCCCGATGAATGATACCACATACAAAGGGGTACCAGTTACCCCCTCCCAACTCAAGACCATCGAGGCTCTGCATGAACAGGTCATCGCCAACCACGGCGAAGGCTTCGAGTACAAGCGCTTCCATGTTCATCCCTTCGCCAGTATCAGTATGTTGGAGATCATGATCGAGATCGGAAAGATCGACGAGTCTCCTATGGATGCCATTTTGAACCGCTCTCTCAGGCAAATATTTGTCGGGGAACGCGGTGGTTGTGAACTGGGAAATCCAGAAGATTCTGAAAAACGTGGCAAAATCAAAGGCTTACAGGAGTGCATTAAAGCTCCAACCCTCGAATAATAAATTCCGAAACTTCTTGACGAAATTTCAATGATGGTGTACAATGTGCATTCATTTGAGAGATGAGAGAGAAACGCCATGGAACTTAATTATTCAAAACTGTATTACTTCGTTCGCACCGACATCGTCGTTATAGATCATAATTCCGAAATGGCTGATATGAGCAACCCAGATGGTGCCATTCATGGCGACGCCGATTACATCGTAGCCGAAACCCCTACCGGTCGCCGCTTCGCACATGATGTCACCGCTATTACTCGTAGCAACGGTCATACCGAGAGCAAGATTTCTTCTGCCCGTTTGGAAGAACTGGCTTTCCATCTCAACGAAACTAAACCCGATCTGGACATGACTCACTGGGAAGAAATCGATCCTTGTTACGGTTCGGAAGCATTCATCTCTCAGGATACCGAAAAGAAGAACCGCCTTCGTGAAATCCAAGAAGGTGTTGACTGCGGCGAAATCCCATTCGCCGAAGGTTTTAACCTGTCGTTACACGTCGTCGCACCTTTATAAGACACCGAAACTTCTTGACAAAAGTTCAACCGTATGTTAAGATGTGCATTCATTTGAGAGATGAGAGAGAGACATTATGGAAATTCGATTTGACTTAAAACCTGATGGTGGTGTAGAACGCGGTTACGAAATGGCACAACGTCTTCGTAGCCCCATCGATTCTATCCACGCCCAAGTTGAGGACAATGTCCTTCGCGTAGTTCTTAATGAACCTGACCTTGTGGACATCAACGCACTGGTACAACGTGTTGAAGATGCCATCGTTCCTGACCCCGACGGTCTGGAATGGTCTGACCGGATTAAGGGTTAATCATGAGTTCCGCTACTAAAATCAGAAAAGGTGAATACGCCTATCGCGGTTACGAGATTGCGAATGACACTTACGGTTGGCACATCCGCGAAGCCGGAATGGGTCACTACCCAATAGGTGATATCGAATCAAAGAAAGCCGCCATGATATACATCGACGAGATGATCGAACAAAACATTAGCCAATCTCGCATGAACATGACCGCCGCCGAACTCATCGCCATCGATGGTGTTGGTTGGGCTTGGCTCGAACAGAAAAACCACATTCACGAAGAGGTGAAGACATGAGTAAATTATTAGTTGCAGACAGAACCGTTCGATCATTTACTAAACTGGATGATTGGCTCGATGTCGCTAGTGAGAGTAACTTGCGCGTCACCACCCGAGAGGACGATGGTGCGAAAGAATACTTCGCTGAGAAAGGCGACGCCGAAGACGTAACGGTAATCGGATACTTCAAAGAAGACTGGGGGATGCTGGTATGAACGAGGAAGTTGAAAATCATCCCTGCTACCGAGCAGCAAAGCGTATTATTGAAAGCGCCCAGACTCTTGAAAGTAAGGATGTTCCTGATACGGTCAAATCCGATTGTTGGCTGAAAACCGCATACGGAATGTTCCCGCTGTGCCTCGCAGTCGATTTTGAACGCGAGACCGGCAAAGTGGCGGCTAAAGAAATTACGGCAACCTATGATGCACTACGGACATTCCACGATCATGCTATTAGTAAAGCAAAGGAGTATATGCTATGAATAAACCTACACGCAAAGTAATGAGCATGGTTCCGAACCAAAAATATCTGGAAGGTTATAACGACTGTGTGGAAGAAGCGACCGCCTATCAAGAAGCACTTGAAGGCATGCTTCGGAAATTATTGGACGGAACGTCACCCAAAGTGGATACGCCCGAGGAAGTGGTTTTGCGTTGCAAAGCCTACGAACTGCTTGGTGATCTCCCCGCGTCGTTTCAGGAAGCTATGCGGATGGCAACAGTAGTCCGTAAGTGTAAGGACGACCGTGCCACCGGCTACGATGTCGATATGGACAAAGAGAGGGAAGCACAATGAATATTTCTGGACTAGCATTTACCTTCTCGATTGAAAAGAGCAGCATTCAATATTGCCCAACTAGTCGCGGTGTCGCCTTTCATGCCACTTTGTTATTGGATGGCAAGCCCATCGGCACCATCGAAAATAGCGGACGCGGTGGACCTACCAATAGTTGCCTTAATAATTACAAGACAACCGCCCCATTATTGAAGTCGGCTGCGGAGCATGCAGAGACCACAGAGGAGTTTTATCTTGATAGCCTCATGGATGTTGCAGAAGGTGTCGCATGATTGAAGTCATCTTTGTACTTGCAATTATCGGCATTGATGCTATATTATTGTCGAACACCGAAATGAGTATGGAGTAAATCATGAGCGACGGTAGAAGTGACATTGTAATAAAATTCGGATCACCGGTATATCTCGGGATCGGAGTGCTGTATCACCTTATCACTTCGGACATTCCCTTTGCGTGGAGCGACCCGTGGTTGTATATTACCATGGCACTTTGGCCGTTCATGTTACTCGGATGGTTTATCCTAATCGCTTTCGCCATATTCGTCATATGGGTTATCTGTTTATGGTTTGATGAGCATTCCAAAAAATGCCAGAAACGCGAAAAACTGGCAAAAATTAGAAAGGAAAGCGAGCAACGAAAGGAGCGCCAACGCATAAGAGCGTCAGCGCCCCCTGAACAGCCTTAAGCGTCAGTAACCGTATCCGATGGATCGGGAACCGGTGCGTCTTCTGTAACACCAGCATCGCTGAAGAACGAAGTCGTCGTATACGAGCCTACCAAACCACCTGCCTTAGCAGTGCTTGACATGCCACGGTACGCTACCGTTGATGCAGCAACCTTAGCGAATGCACCTTCCTTGATATCAGCAGCCGCGTAATTCATTACGTTGCCTTTCTGAAAACCAAGGTCTTGCGTTTCTTCCCAAGAGTCCTGATTGGCACCCATGTATATGAATGTCCATCCATCTTCTTCGCGCTTCGTGATCATCTCTTTAACGAGACCAGTACCATAATTCCGCGACGTGTTCTCACCACCATCAGTGATGATAACAACCAACGTATCAGGGCTCTCGGTCTTGACCGTCTTCAAGATGTCGTCGGTCTGGCTGATGCCATTACCGATTGCATCACGCAATGGAGTACCGCCACCGACCTTGTAAACTTCACGCGTCAGTTCCGGCACTTCGTCGAGCGGGAGCGCTGTGTACGGACGTACCAATCGGAGATCGTTGCCCCAACCAGAATCGAACAAGACGAGAGAAACGAGAACATCGCCGTCCTCTTCCCGCTGCTTAGTGATGAAGGCATTGTATCCTTCCAGCGTTGCAGCAACTATGCCACCCATCGAACCCGATGCATCAATAATAACAGTGATGACGGTATCGGCTTCTACTTTCTTCTTTACTACTTTTAAATTTTCCATTGAGTTAATCCTCAGTTAAGTTTATGAACGTGTCTTTCTACGAGTGCGACCAGTCCACCCACTTGGAGCCGTGGCATAGCCAGTAACCTCCGGTGAATCAGGGAATGGATTTGGAGCACTGCTTACAGCTTCGGAATAGTGTCGATTGAAATGCTGGACAGGTACACCAACCTTTCGAAGATTCTTCAGCGTGTCGTAGTAAAATGCGAATGCCGCACATGGATTTAATTCACGTTCAAACTCAACCTTCTGAGTCTCAAACTCAACTGCATCACCGAAGCCCGTTCCAAGGGACTTTCCGTCATCAACGTCCATAGAGTCATAGGTAATATTAACATTGTTACCTAAACTATCCATCGTGTCGGTTGACGACACACCAGCACTCGTAGTCGTAAACGTCGGACTACTAGATATGCCATCACTACCAACAACGCTCCCTGTGAGAACGTTACTAGCGTAAGCGTGATTAACATCAAGAACACTTCCAGAAGCACCACGTAACAAATCGTTAGGCGGATTCCCCGTACCGTTACCGCTCATGTCAAACATGGACTTGCGGGTTGAGGACTTCATACGGTTGCCCGCATAGGACTTTCGGACTCTAACTTTCCGATGGAATACCATGAAGCCGAGGGCTCCTTGGTTGGACGAATCCGCTTCAATCTCTTCAGCATAGGTTTGCTCATCGCTCCAGTACGCGCCTTGCGCATGGAAGACAAACTCCGCCGCCTCCTGTCCGTTCACAGTCCATCCGGGAATGGTTATATCACTCCAAGGATCGACAACGTAACCGGGAGACTGCTTGCCCGCGCTCTCACCGTCGATGACAGACATGCCATCCACAGACGGAACTACAAGAACTTGCATATGGGAATTGTTGCGGAAATATAGCTCGTAAGTTGTTTTCTTACGACCTTCGATGTAAGTCTGTCCGTTGTGGACGACTTCGGTGACTGGCTTACCATTAACTAAAACGCAAGCCTCGAACTCTCTAGTCGAGTTATACATGATACTTTCTCCATTGTACTGCCGGAGGACTTCAATGGCCTAACTGAACACGCTAGGGCTTACCGCCTACGGACTTTTATCGCGGTGAAAAACTCGAAGAAGTTAAACACCTACCTCTATATATAGTTTCCGCGTAGTCGATAGTCAAGAAACTCACTAAATACCCGTACCAGAACGGAGAACAATCGAATGCCGACTATGCCCACGGGTGGACCAAACGCTGAACTCACTCAGCCAGCCGACCACGAAACCAATACACCAGAGACACATCGCCTGCTGGAACGCATGTACCATGACAATTTTATTCGTCTTGGTGGTTCTAGCATCCCTGTCCATCTGGAAGACGATGACTACAGCGTAGCGTGGCGTATGGCAGTGGACTGCTACCGCCAAATGGGTAGTGGCTCCGTCTACAAAGCATGGACAGTAATTCATACAGACCCGACCGTTCAGGAATACATCTTGGATGAGCGTGTGGATAACGTGATTAAAATCTGGAGAAGCCGTGGACTCTTCGGAGGACAAGCCGGTGGCTCGGGTGCCTTTGAAAGTTTCGGCGCAGCCACAGCCAACACACTGCTTCGTGGAGGCATTGGGCAGAACGGCGCATCCTTCGATTTAGTATCCTATGATTTGGTTCTCCAGTATCAAGAAACCCTAGACCGATTATTCGCCCGGGAAATGCAATTCGTATTCCGTACTGAAGCCAACTCATTATACCTTCTCCAAGTTCCACAGGCTCCCGAAGAAATTCTGGTCGAGTCTATGGTCCTTAAATCGTACATCGAATTACTCAAGGATCACTACGCCGCACGTTGGCTCCGTGATTACCATCTCGCTGAAATGAAAATTACGCTCGGCGAGAAGTACCGTGTGTTCGCGACCATTCCGGGTGCACAGGGTGGTACCACTATGAAGGGTGAGCAGTTGGTATCGGAAGGAATACAAGACAAGCAACGGCTCGAAGATGACCTACTTCTTTACGTCGATGGTGGTATGGTACCGCAACCGATTCGGGGATAAATCATGAAGTGGCTTGACAAACTTAACGAAAGAGCACCAGACGACTTTAAGCTCAACCTATTACACACTGTGTTCTGGGCTGTGATCATTGGTGTCGGGTTTGGTGTCGTGGTGGTGCTCGGATAATGCCTAAGTTTACACCAAAAAATCCATTCACTTGGTTCGCTAAAGACACGGACGGTCCTTCCCATTTCGGAAACCAAACCAAAATGAGCCGATTCACCAGCGACCTTATTAAGATGCACATCGATATGGGTGGCGTCGATGTCAATGTGTACCGATTCAAAGGAACGTTCGTTCAGGACGAAGACGAATTCGGCGTTAAGAAAGACCCGCACGGCGTCGATACCAACGACGAAGAAAACCTATTTGACGTGGACGACCAACGAGAGAATCCATTCGGTCCGAAACACGAAGGACCAACCGATGTTGGATCATTCTTGGGCGTTCAAGATACCGTACTAAACGAAAACCGCGACCGCGAATATGACTTCGACGAGATTCCGGTTCTGCGTGTAACCTATACAATCAGCCAAAACGAATTGGAGTACGCACGATTCGGTATGGCTCTGGCAAACGATGTACTGACAATCGAAGTCCACACCGAAGAAATGGAAAAGCAATGCGAACGCCGACTAGCACCGGGTGACGTAATCGAGATGCCCCACCTGCGTGAAGTGGGAATCGACGGACGTGTCGCCAACAAATGGTATGAAGTAAGCTCAATCATCTGGTCCCCGACCGGTATCGATGTGTCCTACGCACGCCACGTGTCCGCAATCGTGCTACGCCCAATGCGTCACCAGCAAGAATTCCTCGACCTCTTCCATCGCATGGACGAGTACGGGAAGAATCTTGCCGAACAGATGTCGAACGTCGATGCCATGCTGTCGATTACCCAAGCCAACCAAGAGAAGGCTCGCGAGTACGTCAACACTACATGGTTCGACACAACCCTGTTATACTTCTGCCCCGACGACCCAAGCCGCCATCCTTACCGATGGACTGGCGACGGTGTGCCTGATAATGGCGAGCCGGTTACACAGGGAGCAGACTTCCCATCCGCTCCAGCCCCGGGTGACTGGTTCCTCCGTGTTGACTTTGTCCCTAACAGACTTTATCGCTTCACCGACACCAACCGTTGGAAACTGATGGAGAAAGATACCAAGCGTGAATGGCAACCATATAACTGGGTCGTCCAGCTACGCGAGTTCATGTCCGACCGAAGTGAAGAAGACAGAGAACGTCCATGGGAACTGAAGAGTATCCACGACGTATTCACCAGTCGTCACGACCGTTCCGATCTTGCCTACGAGGAGAAGACCGAGAACAAGGAACCCTACGAGGTTAAGGAGAACAAGGGAGAGTTGAAAGGTTCATGAAACTCCAGCACATAATGTATGAGGCGCACGAACCATCTGAGAAAGCCAAGTTGTTTCATCAGACGGCGGATACCCAACGTGGACCACCAGAAGCTACGATGCTCAAACTACAAAACCTCATCGGTGGTGGTGTATTCTCCTTTGCGATAGAACATGTCGGAGACATCACACATCGAATGGCTCAAAAGTTTGACTGGGCTAAAGGGCAACATGGCATCGTACAGGACAAAGTGGAAAAGACACTGCGAACTCTGGAACATCCCTACGGATTTGATAAAGAGATGCAGGAAAACTTTGAGAGTAATTTCAGATTCAATACTGAGCAGGGAAGAATGCCATACGATACCTACGAAGGGTTCGAAGGTGCCGCGAGAGGACTTTCGATGCTCTATGCCCGCGAGCATAACAAGATTCCTGTGTTCAATGCAGCACAATGGCATGCCAGACAGGCAGCAATTGAATTGGGATACTGGAATTTCTCGAAAGCCATCACGCATCTAAAATGGCTCAAAGACCTCTGCGATGACGAAGAGCGGTATGACCATGAGGTCGCTCAAGTAACTATAGGGGAGGATGCCGATAGTGGTTTCTACCTGACACAGTTAACTGGCCGTGGTCCAACCATCTACCCGCTACCAACCAGTGCAGAAAAATATGACGACATCGATTCTCCGAAACGTGGTGGCGCGGATGTTGAAGTACGGGAAGATGAAGGGACGTGGTACCACGGCTCACCAGAGATACAGAAACTCGGTGATGAGTTCGAAAACCGAACCATCAATATAGACTATTTGACCGACCCTAAGAGATGGCTGAAGATTCAGGACATGCTCAACCGATATGAAAGCGGCTCCGATGAATACATGAACCTCTTAGACGCTGCGGCAAAATTACGGGCGAACAAGAAAGTACGGGCTCCGGTGTTCCTGAGCAACAAGCATCCGGTGGCTAACACCTATGCGGATGACCGCCGAGCGTTCGACTATCAGAGTGCCGTACCCGGCGTCGCCTCAGTAGAAGTAGGCGATGGGAAAACATTAACCATCAACGGACATGGCCAGAATTTCCGAGGGATTTCAATCAACTCGGTACGCGAGGGATTACGCAAAGCCGGAATTGACGACGAGACTATCAACAATGAAATCCAGAAATTCTCTCATCAAATTCGCGGTGATGGTGGAACGATTTCTACTACCTCCCTTGCAGCTATCGTGGATGATCTGGGTTTCGACATTATCGACGTAAGAGGGATTAAAGATAATTACATGGGTGACGGCCCGCCTGCTACGGTTCGCATGGTCATGAATCCATCACTGATTAGGATAAACAAATAATGAAACCTGATTCGAGCCCATTAACAGGACTGAAGAGAAAGCCATACTTCTACGATGCTCAGTTTAAGCGACTGATCGTTCAGGTGCTCGCTGCGTTCGCCGGTTACCAAGTTCGTACCGGTGTTCAACGCGATGGCAAACATCACTTCATGGATACGCCCGTAATATACGGAGCCATGGATCGAGCCGTGGGTTATATCCTACAAGGTGGCTCTGAAAACACCGTTGCCTACCTGCCTATCATGTCTATCATCGATACTGGATACTCGCAAAAAGCTGAATGGCGTCAGAACCCCGTGCACGTTGAAAAATTACAGTTCGTCGAACGAGCCCGCGATCCCGACGGAAAGCTCATCGTCGGACAACCCGGAAAGCACACAACCGTCGAACGCTCCATGCCCGTACCGTATGAAGTGTCATTCGAACTGGCTATCTGGACTCCGAATAAAGACCAAGCATTTCAGTTGATAGAACAAATTGGCGTAGTATTCAACCCCGAACTGGACATCGCATTGTCCAACGGTATGGCGGACTGGGCATTCCTGTCTACCCTGAACTTCGATGGCGATATCAAAATCGAAAGCGTACAGGCAGATGGCACCAACTCTGACCCCTTTACCGTTCACTCGATGTCATTCAATACCGTAATGTGGCTGTCCCCACCCGTCAAGGTTCTGGCGACAAAGAACATCCAAGAAATTCATATACCTATTCTGGACATGGGGAACT